TTTGGTATCCATTGTTTACTTAATTGGTAAGTATACCTTTCCTTTAATGGCTCCAAGCCAAAGTAAAATAAATTTTTCATTATATTTTTTTTATTTCTGCTCCATTTTCATTATCTTCTAAAACTTCGCAATAGTTTAATTTAAAGTCCTTAATTAGCAGCTCAGCTATATCTTCACAACTCATGTTTTTAAAATTACAAACCCTGTCTGGGTGTCCGAACTGAAATAAAAGCTTTGTTTTAATTTCCCTTTTTAGTCTAATAATTTCAATGTCTCGGTTGTTGTGAGATACCTCCTTCTTGCAGGTTATGTGAAAAATATGCCTATGAATATTTTTTAAAAAACCAACCTCTTCAATATTACAATCGGGCCACGCATGCAGCCCTTCCACTTGTAATTTTACAACTATACTTTTTTCAAACTTTGCTTCACTCCTATTTCTTTTACCTTTCATGATTAACATTTATTATTATTGATTTATTTTTTAGAAATTTTAGCCTTATGCTTTTTTAATATGTCCTTTAGTCTTGGTAAGGCTACATTGTTTTTTTCTGAAAATTCTTTAATATCAAAATCATTATCCAAATCATAAGCGTCCCTAACTTTTTGCGATCCTGACATTTTTCTAGGAACTCTTTTTGTTGGATTAGCATCTTTAGGTTCCTTTGTTTCTTTAGTCGCTTTGTCTTTCAAAACTTCTTTTAGTTTTCCTGAATCTGTAGAGGCTTTTTTAGCGTTATTTAAAAGTATATCAGAAACTTTAAAGGTTTTTCTTTTGCCTTTCTCAGCTAAAGTCAATCTAACCTTACCTTCCTTTACTGCTATTGGGCTTCCTGATTTGTTGCAAATTACATTATCCTCGTTTAAAATGTAATTTGCTGATTCCTTAATTGAATTTTCCATGATGTTTTTTTTAGTTATATATCTTAATTGCTATGCCACAAATATAAGAACAAAGGTATGTTCAAAAACTACCATTAACAAAGTTTTAACATTAATAAAATATTGCGCTGTTTTTCATGTTTTCAATACATTCAACACTATAAACCCTTACCCTGCCTCCGCTCTCAGATTTAACCACTCTGTTTAGGTTTGCGTAAATAAGTTCCGCAAAACACTCGCATCCTGTCCTGTCTAATATCCTAAGACTTAACACACCTTCATCGTCTAATTTTATAAAATGATTTAAATGAGGGTCGTCCGCTGCTATTATAGTGGTGTGGTCAAACATATATTTAAACCAATCTTTTAAGTTTTTTCCATCAATCTCAGCCTTGCTCCTAGACATGAATCCAAAGTCCTGGACCCAATTTCTATGATCCAAATTCTCAGCTTCAAAAACTACCTTAAAACTAATTGCGTACCCATGCAGCTTACTGCAATGAGTTTCCTTAGCTCTCCACTGCCTAAAACAAGTGCTAAATCCTTCTATAATTTTACTGCTTCTATACATCTTATTTGGTGTTTAAAAATTCATTTCTAACTTCTGGTTTACTCATAAAGACTCCACCCAACTTTCTTGTAACGGTACTGGATCCAGAATCTTCCACACCTCTACTTTTAACGCAAAAATGAGTGGCGTCTATTTCTACTGCAATGCTATCAGTCTTTAAAATAAATTGTAAAGCTGCAAATATTTGCTCAGTTAACCTTTCTTGGATCTGAGGTCTTTTGCTGAAAAACTTTACTATCCTATTTATTTTAGATAAACCAATAACCTTGTCTTTTGGAATATATGCTATTTTAGCCAACCCATCGATAACCACAAAATGGTGTTCGCAAGTGCTGCTTACTTGACAACCTTTAATAATTAGCATTTCATCATATTGCATTTTGTTTTCAACTGTGGTTATCTTAGGAAAGTTAGCGTAATCTAAACCGTAAAATATTTCATCTACAAACATTTTTGAAACTCGCCTAGGAGTATCCATTAAACTATCATCTGCAAGATCCAAACCTAGCTCAATCATAATATTTTTAAAGTGATGCTCAATTTTTACCTTCTTAATTTCGCTTCCAAAAGAATACTCCCTTAAAGGAGTTTCTATTTTGTTTTTTAAAAGATGCTTCTTAACCTCTTCTCCTAATTTTACGTCTGTTTTCATTGGTTGTTTATTAAATGTTAATTTATGTTTTTTTTCATTTTACCACAAAAAGGGTAAACTCTGGTATAATACTCTTGTCCTTTTTTAATTACTTTACCTTTCTTTAAAATGATATTATTTTCTGCAATAAAATCCTTCCTGCTGTAGTAACCAAAAAGTGAATCTTTAGGTTTTTCGCAATCTTTTATTCCTATTAGTTTTCCATCTATAATATATTCCTTGTAGTATCCGAATACTTCAAAAAGATCATCCGCTCCTAGGTTTTTCTGATTATACTTTAATTTTTTTGTCTGGCTTCTTGGTGTGTTTTCCATGATGTTTTTTTTTAAGCTTTTACAACTAAAAATCCTTTAACCGTGCCTCCTAAACTATCGAATAAATCCAAGGCGTTTGTCATTGTAAAAGTTTTCCCTTTTCCGGTAAACCTTAAACTAAAATTCTTATTTATTACTTTATACATGATATGTTTGTTTTTAAGTACACTACAAATATAAGATAGTTATAAGCTTTACAAACTATAGTTAACAAAACTTTAAGTTTTAAGATAACCTTTTTATTGAGTTTCTTTTACCTTCGCTAACTCCTTGTGATATGCTTAAATCTCCTCCTCTCTTGGAACCTGATTGAAACGATTTGTTTGTTCCTCTTATGTTTGATTTTACAGTTTTAAGATTTAATCCTAAATTCTGAAATTCTCTTTTTACTTTAGCCATTTTTTCATCAACTACAACAACACCTTTACCGCTTCTAACTTTTTGCCTTTCTGTGTAAATTTCCTGTATTTTACGACATACAGTTAAAAGGTAACCTTTTACAAAGTTTGAAACAATGCTGTTGGCAGAAGATTCTTTTTTCAGATCCTCGTATTCCTGCGTCTCCTTATACCAATAAAGATCTGATAAGGCGCTCTCCACTATAAAGTCATAAAAATAGCAGCAAAGCTCAGCATCCTGTTCAAATCCAAAAAAGAAAACGTTTTTATTTGTATGATAAGTTTGGCAAAAAAACAAATTAGCTAAATACGAGGTAATAAAAACCTCTTTATGTTTCATTGCATTTCTAGGGTGTTCCTTTAATATGCATTTTTCTCCTAAAACTGAGCTATTAAGGTCAGATTCTAAAATTAAATTTTCTTCCATTAAAGACTGAGCTTTATTAATAGCCGACATTGCCTCAGCCTTAGTGGCTCCGTTGTCAGTTGTTTTTGAAAGTAAAGCTTTAATTTTTAATTTTAATTTATCTTTTTTACTAGCTTCCATATTTCCTAAGTTTTGTTTTTAGCTTTATTGCTTGTACAAATATAAGTTAATGGTAGTGTGTTTGCACTACCATTAACAAAACTTTAATTTTTATGTTTTAATGATTAAAAAGGCAAATCATCTCCCTCCTCAATATCTGTTTTAAAAATAGGAGAATCATTATTTTGATTTTCGTTATTAGAAAAGGATGAGGTGTCATTTAGAGTTTTTAAATAATACTTTGTCATTCCGCTGGATCGCTTTTTAAGTAAACTATTTTTGGTTAATATTCTACCAACTGTCCTAGCAAATAATTTACCAGCTTGGCTTTTATTCTGAGCGCTTAAAAAGTCAATTACATCTGAGCTACTTAACCATTCTCCAGATAAATTTTCTGTTTTAGGAAAATCAAAAAATCGAATTATCAATTCCTCCTCATAGCTTTGGTCCCTAAACTGCTCATTCCTTTCATTTATTTTGGCAATGTCCTCTAAATTAAACCAGCTCCTGTATCCGCTTAAATACAAGGAATAAGCCTGCGCCCATATTTTGTTAATATTTAAATCATGCATGTGATCCATTTCATAAGCTTTAAAAACAAGCCAACGTCTATTTCCTGTCATATCAGTTAAAAAAGTGGTATCGTTAACGCTGCCTATAAAGCTAGCCCTTCTTAAATAGTCCTCAGAAAATTTACCGTAAGATCTCCTAAAGTTTATTCTTTGCCTTGTAACGAAACTTTTTAAACTGTTAACGCTGTTTTTATTCATAACCTCCAGCTCCTCTAAATTTATAAACCAACACTTGCTTAGATATTCAACGTGGTCGTTTTTGCTGGTATCAATAGGTCCTTCATAATAGTATTCCCTCATAAATTCATTAGGTAATAGTTTTCTCATCCACCTCGATTTACCAATACCTTGCGCTCCTTGCATAATTAAGCAAATGTCATTTACCGCATCTTCATTTAAAAGGCATTCAACTGAGCTAACCAAAAACCTTTTTAGGACTACGGAAAAAAGTTCGTCATTATCTGTTTTACAGGTCCTGGCGAGCTTGTTAATATCATCCTCACCTCCTCCCCATTCCTCTAAATCATTGAAGTAATCTAACAAAGGATTGTACCTTACAGTCGTGTCCTTGCTATCAATATAAGTCAAAAGATCCTTCTCACTTAAAGGCAGGTCTTCGCTCATTAGGTGCTTTCTAATTGTATTTATATCGCTATCCGTTAATATTTGCCACTCGCTTTTTGAAACTGTGGAGTTTTTTTTATGATGGATACTATCCCTAAACTCCTTCCTGCTCAATACAATATTGTGCCTAAAGTCGTATTTAGCTCCTAAGTATGTAAATTGTTCCTTTAGCTTTCCTTGCTCCTGAGGAGCGTCAAAAGAATTATCGAATTGGTCAAATTTTTCGTTATCTGGTTTGGTTTTAAATTTCATTTAGTTTGGGGTGTATTGCTTTTAAGGGTTTACGAATTTACTATTTTTTTGTATCATCAAACAATTCAATTTGAACCTTTTTAATAGCAGCAAAGATTTTTTGGTTCTTTAAGGTAACTTTCTCTTGCTTCCAATTCACTCCTCCGTTTTTCTCAGCTATATTTAAAATAGTCGTTCCGTATTGTTTCGCCAAATAGTAACTTGCTTCCGACTTGTTTCTAAAAATCTTTTCAAAGCCATCGTTATCGATTAATTTATAATCCATTTCTATTATTTTTTAAAAGCTTGCAATATAGCAAACTTCATAGTTTTTCTTTAATTTATCCATAGCTGTTTTAGTAGCTCTGTAGGTCTTTTTTCCTCTTTTGTGTTCACTACCATCTCCAATTATAGTAATACCTCTACCCTTTAATTCTAAGTCCGTAGTAAGATAAAAGCCATTTGAATAACTAGCCCTATACTCAATCTCTGCCTTTGTTGTTTCTCCTAATTCTGGATAAATAAGTGATTTGCTCATCATTATTGATTTTTATTTAATTGCTAAATCTTACTGATGCTCTAATTGTTGACTTTGTGTTTTTCATTTTTTTATCGATTAAAGAAATTGTAAATTCTTTATAATCTTCAAAATTAACATCATTAAAGTTTTCACTTATAACTCTCTTAACAACTCCTAAGTGAGATCCTTGTCTTTTTACTATTTTTCTAATTTCGCTTTTTACTTGAGTTTCCATGATATGTTTGTTTTTAATTACACTACAAATATAAGATAAAAGAAAGCTTTAAAACATACCATTAACAAAACTTTAATATAAATATGCCTAAATAGTGCAACAGGATTAATGATGCACTATCTAATGCACTCTCATAAACACTTGAACATCATGGAGTTAAGTAAGAAAAGTGCATCATAGCTTATTTATTAGTCTAAATAATAATAATACTTATAATAGTTCACGGGGTTTTTACCCCTCTAATGCACTATATTAATATAACTCCTTAATAATCAGTACCCTTATAAGAGTGCATCACCTCAATATCTAATGCACTATTAAAAAGCTAATGCACTAACCTATATTCTAGCGTAAGGTTTAAGTTTATTAATTGAATAGTTTATTAATGTAGATAATTTTTAAAGAAGAAGCAAAAGAGAAATCAAAGGAGGATTGTAGTATGTATTGATTAAGCGAATAACTCAAAGCCTAAGGAGTTATCTTATTAAATACACAGCTAAACACTCACTAATTTTTTTAGTTACTATGAAGCGATGCTAGGCACATTGCAATACTTTAAACACACCAATTGGTAAGCATTTTGCACAGATTTGGACTTTGTTATATTGATTTGCAATAAATTATCTTATCTTTGTTATATAACAAGCTCAAAACCTCTTTAAAAACTGTAGTTTTGCTTAAAAATAACATAATAAAATATTAGAAGCTATGCAAGTAACACTTAAACAATTTTTTAATTTAGGAGACGGTAGACTTTCTACTAACATAGGAGATGTTTGTATAATGCTAAATTACATATTTGATAAACAATTTATGACTCATGAGCTTCCAGCAGCATTAAAAAAATTAGAAAATAAAAATCCTGATTGGTTTTCAAATGCGGTTTCTATTATTGACGATATTAAAAAAAGTAATTATACAAATGACTTTGAAAAATTAATGACTATAATAGATGATGGTTTTCCAAATCTAAAAATAAAGCTAAAAAAAATAACATATTAAAATATTATAAGCTATGAAAAAATTAACCGAAAAAGAGCAAAAAGATTTTAATGGTTTATTACAAGAAATTGGAAAAAGTTTAATTGGAACAATGGATATCTTACAAATACCAAACTACATAGAGGCTTCTTATGATTGTAATGGAGAAAAATATACTTTAAGATTTTAAAAACTAAAAAAATAGAAGCTATGGGATTTAATTTAACTACTGACGACGTTTGGAATGAACGTAAACCAACTAAAACCAAAAAAGATAATCCAAAAAAAATAATTGATAATAATGGAACTCAAATTTTTGAGGGTAAAAGGATTGAAAGACTAATGTTTTTAAAAACTCATTTTAATTGGACTGGTAGAATGATTAAAAAAGGTAGATGGCAAAAGCCATTTAAAGATGCTGGGTATAAAACATTAAACCAATAATGGCAAAACTAACTAGAAAAGAATTTGCTGCTCTTTGCCATACAAATCAGCAAGTTATAAATACAAATGTTCAAAGAGATAATTTGGTTGTTGAGTTTAAAAAAATAAATACAGAAAACGCTCAAAATAAAGCCTTCTTTGATCGCTATCAAAAAAAGTTTGACGATGAAAGGAAATCTATTAACCAAACTTATACCGAGGTTGTAAAACCAATTCCAAAACCAAAGAAAAAACCATTGGCCGAACCTTTGCCAACCGTAAAGAAAAAAGCAAAGCCGTCGGGTTCCACGAAGTCCTCTAAAAAAGATCAAGACGATAAAGACACACCCAGTGCTGCTGACTTAAAAAGCCAAGAGGTTATGGATTGGACCTTAAGGAAAAAGCAAGCTGATGCAGAGCTGGTGGAATATCGGGCGGAACATGAGAGGTTAAAAATTGAAAAGATGGCAGGTAAATTAATTCCTGTGGATTTAGTTTTTCAAATATTAAACATTCACAACAAAAGTATTTTTTCAACTTTTCAAAGTGATGCGGAAAATTTAGCCAGCGTGTACTGTGAAATATTGGCGGAAGGTGACAGGACTAAACTCGCTGAAATTATGGATAAACTTTCAATAATTATTAATTTAAATGTGGAAAAATCAAAAGACTTATCTGAAATGGAATTAAACAATGCGATTGCTGAATATTCAGAGACATTAAACAGAGGACAAAGAAAATGATAGCAGATCAATGGAACGAAAAAGTAATGAGTTTCCAAGATAAACTCTATAGCTATAAATCTGTAAAAGAGATTCCTAGCAAATGGATTGAGGATAATATTTTTTTACCCAAAGAAGTGTCCAGATTTAACGGTAGAATGAGCTATGATTTATCTCCATATTGTCGGGAGATTGTTGACACGTTACATCCAAGTGATCCAACTAAAATGGTTGCGGTTATGAAATCCGCTCAATCTGGAATTACTCAAGGTTTAGTGGTCCCTGGGATGGCCTACATAATTTCTGAAAATCCAGATAATTTTTTATTTACTGCTGGAGATAAAGATTTGGCGAAAAAAACAATCCGGGAGCGGTTTGACAATATAATGCAAGCTAGCAGCTTAAAGGATTTAATTAGACCAAACACGATAAGATCAAAAGGACAGAGATCTGGAGATAC